CGTCGTCATCATCGCGCTTGCACGTGCCATCCGGGCCGCGCACCTGACCGGCGGGACACTCGTTATCAACGCAGCTACCGTCCGGACCGCGCACTTGACCGGCTGGACATTCGTTCTCGCGCTTGCGGCACGTGCCATCCGGCCCCAGAACCTTACCCGCAGGGCAAGGCTCCGGAGCACATTGACCAAGACTGTTGACAGTCTGGCCAACCGGACATTCTGGCTCGTTGGGTTCACAAACATGCAATACAGGATTCCACGTCCTGCCGGAAGCAACACACCCGTCTGGGTCCGGCCCATCACACGCAAGAGAACCGGCAAACGTACCGGTACTAGTGCCGTCATCATTCCTATAAAAATGAACCACGCAGCCAGCATTGCAAGAATACGAACCCGACCGAGGATAAAATTCCGTCACAAAATCGGGGCGCTTGTCACACGTTTTGTCCAGGTCAAAACCAAACAGACCGAACAGATAGCATTGGCTGTTTTCAGCCTTGCAACGCTGGCCGCGGTACGCACTGAAACCCTCTATAACACAACGACTAAACGGCAAGTCAGGACGATTAAGCGCACGAGTGACAGCCATACACTCGAGGTATGCCTCGCCCTGATCACGGGCGTATGCCTTTTCAGCGCCGGAAAATGCCAGCGCGATCAAAACGAACGCGCACGCAACACGACGCGAAATCGCATAAACAAACATGCGCGAGAAACTCATCACTCACCCTCAAAGAGGATGTACAGAGACACCAGCCACGCAACCAGCCAAATCCAACCTTCCATGACACCATCCCCAGAGAAAAAAAGGCCGGAAGGGAGCACCTTCCGGCCCACGACAGCAGCCGTCACATCGCGCGCCGGACCCACTTGTAAACCTTGATGCCCACCAGCACCAGGAGCACCGCGGCACCGATGGACGCAATCGGAGCCGCAGCGCCCTGAATGGCGCTGACGACGCCGGACACATCGACACCACCGCCACCGCTGGCGAACGCGGCCGGAGCGACCAGACCCAGCGACGCAGCCGGAACGATCGCATGAAGCTTGCCCTTGAACTTGTTCAGCATTGCTTTTGTCCTCACGATTGATCAATGAACTTGCGAATCCGGCGAAAAACCCACGCGCTGCCCCACAGCAACGCGCACGCAAGGCCGATAGCCTGCGCTTCCTCGATGCTCAGCGCCGGAAGACTGGGCATCTGAGGAACCCAAATTTCCTGCGCGCACGTACCCGTGGACGCGTCAAAATCTCGATCAAGACAACCACGGACAACGTGCGCCATACATCACCCCTTGACCGCGCTGGCGGTCGCGGTCGGAATCGGAATCAGATAGATGCGGCGGCCGACCCGCAGCGAGTCGAAATCGCCGACTTCCAGCGAAGACACGTCGAGCAAATACTTACCCGGCGGATACGGCGGCTGATCATCGCCCAGGTTGATGGTGAACGGCTTCGGAAAGTCTTCGCCGGTCTCAATAGCCGCCCGCTGTTCCTTGAAAACAGCCTGCGTACCGTCCTTGCGCTTGATGACGCGCGGCGTGGCAGTGCCCGACTTGATGATGATGCAATTCATGCGATTGGCTCCAATTTCCATGCAAAAACCCGGCCCTGAACGAAAGAAACCCGCCACGGCGAGGGCCAGAATTCGCCGGTGAGTTTGTCAACGTAGCCGCCAAGAGCCTTGCGGATATCGGCCAGCGGACCAAGTGCGGTACGAGCGTCTTCCGGGGCCTTCCACCACCGAAGCTCGCGCCTGGACTCTTCATCGAGACCGCCAACACCGTGAGTGCGAAAGCCCTTCGGGAACGCCTCAGCCATCGCGCCGCAGAACTTAGAGGCATACTTGGCGAGGTATCCAACCGCGTTGCGGGCACGCTCGATCTTGGTCATGCCGTGCGGCCACCAGCCCCGCGCGTCTGGCTTGCCCATCCAGTAGCCGCGCGGAATCCAAATCAGGAGGTGGTAGTGAGGTCGAAGTCGCTTGGTGAGTTCGCAGACCCACAAATAACGGAGGCGCGCACGCCCCAGCCCCTTTCGTCGGTTAAAGCGATAGAAGCTGCCCCGGATTCGCTTAACCAATTCGCTAACGTCACGAGGGCTTGCGTCACTTCCCTCTGCGTAGGTCGCAGTGAGCATGTACCACGCGCCACGTATCGAACCTTTCCGCGCTTCTTCGTCATGGAGCCTGGCCCCTGTG